ATGTCCAAGCGTTACGCCACCATCATCACCGACGATGACGGCCGCGAGGTCGTCAGTGCCATCGGCGAATTCGAAGGCGCGCCCGATGTGCGCCACGGCCGGGTCGAGCCGGTCGCCGCCGGTGTGCGGATCGGCATGGTCCGGGGCGTCGACGCGGCCGGCGGCTTTGGGTTTCCGCAAGCGGGCGTCAGCGCCGGTGCGGTGAGCATCGCCAGGGCGGCGCTCAAAGCCGCGTCAGGCGCCGGCAAGTCCGGCAGCGCGGCTGCGGCAAAGGGCGATGCGGCAAGCCGGCCGCGGAAGCCAACGTCTGCAAAGCCCGGCAAGCGGGCGCGCAAGAAACCTACGCGCCCGGCCAAGAAAACAGCGAAGCCGGCGGCGGGATGATGGGGTAGGGCATGGCCGAGGATTCTTTCGACGACGAACCGCCTGATGTGACGGAACGGCCCTCCGGCCGACCGAGGCGGGCGAAGAAAACGCTGGCCGATGGTTTTCTGGAAGCCATCCGCGCCGATTTCCGGGCGCATGGCGCCGGCGTCATCGCCGAGGTCCGTACCGAAAAGCCCGACCAGTATCTGAAGATCGTGCTGTCGGTGCTGCCCAAGGATCTGCATCTCAACATCAACAGTCTGGAAGCACTGAGCGATGACGAAATCAGGCAGCGCATCCGCGGCCTCGAAGCCGTCCTCCGGCCATTCCTCGCAAAACCGGGCCTCGGGAAACCGGGTCGCACCAAGCCCGGCCTCGACGGCGAAGACCGAGTATCTGAACCTGCTCAGGGAATTGGACCGGAGGCGGCGCACTAACCAGCTTGCCGCCTATCGGCCCTATCTCAGGCAGGCCGAGTTCCATGCGGCGGGCGCAACCAACCGCGAGCGGCTGTTCATGGCCGGCAACCAGCTCGGCAAGACAAGGGCCGGCGGCGCGGAATGGGCGATGCATCTCACCGGCCGCTATCCCGAGTGGTGGCAAGGCAAGGTTTTCGACACGTCCGTGCGGCTATGGGCGGCCGGTGTCACCGCAGAGGGCACGCGCGACAACCCGCAGCGCATCCTGATCGGCCCGCCGCAGCAGCCGGCGGCGTGGGGCACCGGCATGATCCCGGCCGACGCCATTCTCAGCACCATCATGGGGCGCGGCGCGCCGCATGGGCTGGACAGCGTCGTGGTGCGCCATGGCGGCGGTGGCGATGTCCAGGCCGATGAATCGGTACTGTCGTTCAAGAGCTATGAGAAGGGTCGCGAGAAATGGCAGGGCGAGACGCTGCATGGCGTCTGGTTCGACGAGGAGCCGCCGCTCGACATCTATTCCGAAGGCCTGACCCGCACCAATGCGACCGGCGGCATCACCATCGTCACCTTCACGCCGCTGCTCGGCATGTCGGAGGTGGTGCTGTTGTTTCTGTCGGCGGAGGAGGTGGAGGGAATGGGGAGAGGGTGAGGGGTGCGCAACTTGGGTTCCTCGCCCCGCGCGAAGCGGGGGGAGAGGTGGCCGCCCACGGGTCTTGCCTTTGGCAAGCCCGAGGACAGGCTCCGCGGCCGGAGAGGGGCTCTCCGCTTGCGGGGGCGTCCCCCTCTCCGTCTCGGCTTCGCCGAGCCACCTCTCCCCCGCTTCGCGGGGGCGAGGAACCCCAGCTTTCAAAAGCTCTCGCCCAAACAACACCATACGTCCGGCGCCTCCCAACATGATTCAAGCCACGAGGGCGCATCAATGACCCGCCACGTCACCTTCATGACCATCGACGATGCCGAGCATTATACGCCGCAGCAGCGTGCCGCGATCATATCAGCCTATCCGGCGCATGAGCGCGAGGCGCGGGCCAAGGGCATTCCGGTGCTCGGCTCCGGCCGCATCTTTCCGGTGGCGGAGGAGCTGATCGCCTGCGAGCCGTTCCGGCTGCCGCGCTACTGGCCGCGGCTCGGCGCGCTGGATTTCGGCTGGGACCATCCGTCTGCAGCGGTCGAGCTCGCCTGGGATACCGAGACGGATGTTGTCTATGTCACCAAAGCCTGCCGGGCGTCGCAGCAAACGCCGGCCATGCAGGCGCTGACCTTAAAACCGTGGGGCGAATGGTTGCCCTGGGCATGGCCGCGCGACGGCCGCCGCGAGACGCTGGAAGGTGCGGGCGTGGCACTTGCCCGGCAATACGCGGCGCATGGGCTCAACATGCTGACCAGCCATGCGCAGTTCGCCGACGGTTCGGTGTCGGTCGAGGCCGGGCTGATGGAGATGCTCGACCGCATGCAGAGCGGCCGCTTCAAGGTGTTTTCGACGCTTTTGCCCTGGTTCGAGGAGTTCCGTCTCTATCACCGCAAGGATGGCCAGGTGGTGAAGCTGCGCGACGATCTGATGGCCGCGACACGCTACGGCGTGATGATGCTGAGGGAAGCGGTGGTCGACCCGGCGGAGTTCAAGGCGGTGCGGCGAAAGGCGGGGCAGAGTGATCCGCTGGGGGCGTTTCGGTGACTCGAAGCAACCACATACCATGATCGCCTCATGACCGTCCGCATCGTCCCCGCAACCCTGCGCGACCTCAGCTACATCGCCGCCAACCTGCGGCCCGAAGACCGGGCCGAGATCGACTGCCAGTTCGACGATTGGTCGCCGGTGCTGCTGGCGCTGACGGCGCTGCAGGGGTTTGCCTATGTCGCCGCGCTAAACGGCAATCCGGAAGCCGGCTTTGGCGCCGCCGAACAGCGCGGCGGGTTGTGGATTGCCTGGAGCTGGGGCACGCGCCGCATGAAGCGCTGCGTGCCTGGTATTACCGAGTTCTTTCACGCCGTGCTCGGGCCTGACGTGGCCGCGCGCGGTGCTTTCCGCGTCGAGGCGCGGGCGCTGGCCGCCAATGAATTGGCGCTGCGCTGGCTCGCCCGGCTTGGCGCCACGCAACGCTGCCGCCTGCCGGGTTACGGCCGCAACGGCGAAGATTTTTTGCTCTACGACTGGACAAGGACGTCTAACTTTGGAGAAAGCTGGAACCATGTGCCTTTTTCAAAAGCCGCCGGCACTGAAGCCGCTGCCACCGACACCGACCATTGCCGACAAGGACGTGCAGGCGCGCGAAGCCGCACTCAGGGCTGAACTCGAGCAGCGCCAGGGCACCGCCGGCACTGTCAAGACCGACCTGTCGCCGAGCGAACTCAGCGGCCAGCGCCGCGTGCTGCTGGGGGTGTGAGATGGGTGCGTAATCTCCCCCCTTGAGGGGGAGATGCCAAGTGGTGGTAAAGAGGGCAGGCCAGAGGGGGTCGGCGCGACCGGACGCGGCCTCCTGCGGCAGATCAAGGTTGGCGCTTTACGCGCGGCGTCTGTCGCCTTCGGCGACATCTCCCCCTCAAGGGGGGAGATTACGCTGTCACCCCGGTTTCCGTGCGAACGCCCACACCATCAGCGGGTATTCCTCGTCGTTGCTGAGGTCGCGCCATAGGCCGTAGGCGCGCACGGGGCCGCCGATATGGGCTTTTGCGCAGGCTTTGTTGCCCCAGCTGAACACCTGGATTTCCGCCTGGGGGAAGCCGCCTTCGACCAGCACCTGCTTCAGGCCGGCGGCGGTCCAGCGGTTGTAGTCGTGCGGCCGCGCATGCACCCTGAACAGGAACGGCGTCGCCACCATCGCCCAGCCGCCCGGCCTGGTCATGGCGTGGATATTCTGCGCCGCGGCGAGCGGCTGCTGCACATGCTCGAGCACCTGGTCGGCGATGACGACGGAATATTGCCGGTCGGTGCGGTCCTTGCAGATGTCGAAGTCGGGGAAATCGACCGACGTATAGTTGGAGCACATCGTCTTCCAGTGGCGGTTCCAGCCGGGCGAAACCTCGATCACGTCAGATGATTTGCGGCCGTCCGCCTCAAGAAACGCGGTGAACGCCTCGATCTGCCTGATGCGCAGCCAATTGCGGGAATCGTAGCCGAGCAGCCGCTTTGCAACCTGCTTGCTTCGCCTCTTCAGGGCGCCGGGTAGGCTTTCCGTCATTGTCAAATCGATCTCCTTAAATCCCCGCCGCGCCCCGTTGAACATCGCAAAAGCGAACAAAATTCGACCTGGCCTTGGCAATATCTGGGCTTCGAACAGGCTGATACCACCGAAGAAAGAACGCCATGACGAGCGATTCCCGCGCCCACGATATCCTGTCGCGACAGGCGGAACTCGAGACAGAGCGCAGCCAGTATGAGGCTGTCTGGGAGGCGGTGTCGGAATTCTGCGACCCCGACGCGCCCGACGTCTGGAGCGGGCGCCGGCAATCCGGCGCGGCTACGCAGGCCGAGCGACAGGAGCGGCGTGGCGCCCGCGTCTACGCCAACACCATCAACTCGGCCGCCAACCGGCTGGCCGCCGGGCTGGAAAGCCTGATCATCCCGCAGTCGGAAAAATGGCACGGGCTGTCGACCGCCGCCATGAATGACGAGGAGACCGACGAGGAGAAGGAATGGGCGGAGGCGCTTCGCGATTTCCTGTTTGCGCTGCGCTATTCCGCCAATTCGAATTTCGTGCCGGCGACGCAGGCCTGCCTGCGCAACGTCGTGCGCTACGGCCCGGCCTATCTCTACGCCGAGGAGGGCTTTGGCGGCACGCTGATCCGCTATGCCTCGATCCCGGTGGTCGAGGGTTATCTCTGCCGCAACCGCTGGGGTCAGGTCGACATTTTCCACCGCCGCTACGAGCGCACGGCGCGCCAGTCGGCGCAGCTGCTCGGCTATGAGAGGCTGCCGGCGCGGATCAAAATGCTGGTCGACGACCCGGCCAAATGCGAGATCAAAATTTCGCTGATCCAGTGCATCCAGCCGCGCGACGAGCGCAAGATGTACCGGTTGGGCGGATCCTACCAGTATCTCGACACGGCCTTCGCCTCCTATCACGTCATCGAGGACGAGGAGGTCATCGTCAGGGAGAGCGGTTTCCGCTCCTTCCCGGTGTCGTGCTTCAACTGGCGCCGCTATGAGGGCGACCCCTATGGCATCTCGCCGACCATCGAGGCGTTGACCACCGTGCGCGAGGAAAACGCCGTGCGCCGCTCGGGCCTCAGGGCGCTGCAGCAGATCACCGATCCGGCGACCGCGTCGAAGGCACGGCTCGACTATGTGCCGGTGCTCAATCCCGGCGAGAACTATCCCGGCCTGATCGACGATAATGGCCGGCCGCTGATTGCGCCGATCGCTGTGGGCCAGAACCCGACCTATGCATTCGACTACGCGGAAAGCCGGGCCGAGGAGATCCGCGACATGATGTTCGTCAACCTGTTCCAGACACTGGTGCAGAACCCGCAAATGACGGCCACGGAAGCGCTGATCCGGCAGGAGGAGAAGGGCGCGTTGCTCGGGCCCTCCGGCTCGATCATCCAGGCCGGCTTTGCCGCGAATCTCGACCGCGAGCTCGGTATCCTCGAGGACAAAGGATTGTACGAGGAAGACAGCCGGTTCCTGCCGCCGGCGAGCCTTGCCGGCAAGGCGGTGCGGCCGACCTTCACCGGGCCGCTCGACGTGCTGCGCCGCTCGGCCGAGGCGCGCGACACCATCCAGGTCGTCACAACGGCCATGCAGATGGCGCAGTTCGATCCCGGCGTCATGGACAATATCGACGGCGACGAGGCGCTCAAGATCGTGCAGAGCGCCGGCCGCAGCCCGCAGCGCATTTTTCGCCGCCACGACGAAGTGGCTGATATCCGCGATGCCCGAGCCAAAGCTCAAGCTGCACAGGCCGGCATGGCGGCGATCGCCACCGCCGGCAAGGTGGCCAGGGATGCCGTGCCCGCCGCCGTGCAGGCGCGTGACAGCGGCCTGCTCGACGGTCTCAGCGGGCTGATGCCGCAGGGCGGCGAGGGCGGCGGCGCATGAGCGGCAAACGCTTCGCCCATTCGGGCCAGGCCGGCGGCCCGGCCAAGGCGCAGGACGCGCTGACCAAGGCCTATCTCAGGGTGTTCTCAGGCCAGGACGGCGAAATGGTGCTGGCCGACCTGACGGCGGCGACCGGCTATTACCGCCGCCCGTCCTATGGCGAGTGGCTGGCCAAGACGAAGACGCCGAACGGCTTCGAACTGCACAGCGCACTGAGCAATGCGCGCGCCGAAGTGGTGCAGCACATCATGGGGTTCCTGACGCTGGACGCTGAGCGGCTGGCGGCGCTGGAGCAGGCGGCAAGATTGGAGGGGAGGTAGGATAAGGCCCGAAGGCGCGAGGCGCCCCCCTCTGGCCTGCCGGCCATCTCCCCCACAAGGGGGGAGATTGGCTGTCTTGTCTGCTTCCGCTAACCACCAACGTTGCAGGATTGGCGGCCACAGCGAAGCTGCTGATCTCCCCCCTTGTGGGGGAGATGCCAAGTTTTGGCAAAGAGGGCAGGACAGAGGGGGCGCTGTCCCGCCGGCGTATCAAGTCGCACCTGCGAGCCCTGTCTCGATCACAATGTGCCGGCAGACATTGTCGATGTCGCGAATGACGTCGTCGTTCCAGAAGCGCAGGATGGTCCAGCCATCCTGTTCCAGACGCTTTGTCCTCGCCTCATCGCCTGCATTGGCGTCGGCATGCTGCGAACCATCGACTTCGACGACGAGCTTCTTGTCTGGGCAAGCGAAGTCGACAATGTAACTGGCGATCGGAAATTGTCGGCGGCGCCAAGCCCCATCAGCCGGTGCGCGCGAAGCTCGTTCCAGAGCTTCAGTTCAGCACCGGTCATCACCTTCCGCATCGACTTGGCATTTGCGCGATTCCGCGGAGGCAGTGGCGTGTGAGGCATCGCTCAATGCTCGGTCGCTATTGAGGTTGGCGCTCTACGGCGCCCCCCTCTGTCCTGCCGGACATCTCCCCCACTTGGGGGGAGATCGGCCGTCGCCGCTGATTTCGCAAATCGCCAACTTGAAAAGAAAGGAGCCGGCGTCGAAGCCACCGAACTCTCCCAAGCGCGTTTGTCGTTACGCTCAATAATCGCCGCGGTAGTAGCGGTCGTCGCAAGGTGCGGTGTAGATGCGGCCGTAGCGATCCTGATAGCGACAAAGCTGTTCGCCGCGCCGCTGCGGCGTCGTCGCGCTGCCCACGACCGCCCCCAGCAGGGCGCCGCTGGCTGCACCGATAACCGTGCTCTTGGTGTCGCGGCCCAGGGCCTGACCGACGAGAGCGCCGCCAGCGCCGCCGACCAGGGCGCCCGTGGTGGCTCTTTGCTGGCCTTCGGTCTGTGCACATCCTGCCAGCGCGGCAGTCACAAGCAGGGCGGCAATGGCTTTGTGCATGGTCATCGTCTGATACTCCGTTGAAGCCTATGAACTAATACACTGGCTGGTTTTGCCAAGTGTTTGCCAAGTGCGGTCGCATTGCGGCGGAACAGCGGCAACCACTTGTCACGAAATGAGACATGGTTTCTTTCGTCTTGACGGCGAGTGCTTCCGACTCGGAGAGATCATAGTCAAACAAGTCGATGGAGTCAGGCTCTGTCGAAATGAATCAGGCTGCGGCCGCAACGATTCGACCCGCCCAGCCGATCCCTCAAGCCAAAAGCAAGAAGCCTGGCTGAACCGGCCAGTGTCTTTCCATTCCAAACAACAAAAGGAATATTTCTCATGACAGATCTGGCAGACGCCGGGTCCGTGGTGGCTTCGCCACCGGCGGGCAACCTTGCACGGCCACCGGCCGCCGGGGACAATGGGTCCGCCCCGCCGGCTGCAGAAAGTTGGTTTGACGGTCTTTCCGAAGGCAACCGCAAGCTCGCTGAAACCAAGGGCTGGACCAAGCCTGAAAGCCTCGATCGGGTTTTCACATCCTATGCGGAGCTGGAACGGCAGCAGGGCGAAAGCCTGCGCGTTCCCTCGGCGGACGCGCCTGGGGAAGACTGGGACAGGTTCCATGCCCGGTTGCCTGAGGCGATGCGTCCGCTGACATCGCCCGACAAGGTCGAGTACAGGCGCCCCGACGGGCTTCCCGAAGACTTCGCCTATTCGGACGAGCTCGCCAATGCGTCCAAGACCTGGGCGGTCGAGGCCGGCGCCACGCCGAAGGTGGCGCAGGCCTATCACGACCGTTTCGTCGGCTACATGGCCGAGCAGGCCAAGGTGCAGCAGATCGCCCTTGCCCGTTCGGTCGAGGCCACTCACGACGACCTGGTCAGGGAGTGGGGACCGACCGACAGCGACGGCTTTCGCCAGAGACTGGAGGTCGCCAACCGGGCGATGAAAAAGCTCGGCCTGGTCGATGCCTACAAGGCGAAGGGCATCCTCCTGCCTGACGGAGCCTTGACCGATCCGCAGATCGCCAAGGCGTTCCACGCCGTCGGCGAGGCGATGTTCAGGGAAGATACGATCGACGGCGGTGCGGCTTTGAGCGGAGGCAATCCGTTCAAGCGCAACGCCGCCGGCGAACGCAACCTGACCGATATCTCAGCCCTCGTCAAAAGCGATCCCGCCCGCGCCCGGCGGCTGGCCCGCGAGGCCGGCGAAAACCCCGACCTCTGGATGCCGAACAACCCCCTCTAAAGCTGTGTCGATATTCAGGTGATGCCGGCCTGCAAACGACGGCTTTCTGCGCTTCCGGTGCTCACGGACCCAAATGTCCGCTCCGTCCGGTTCCCGAAAGCCATCGTTTTCGGCTCGGCCTGACCTGAATCTCAACACACCTTCTCCGCCCATCAACCCCTGAAGGAAAGAAAAAATGGCAGACGCCTATACTCGTATCGCGGACGCGATCGTTCCGTCCGTCTATGCACAATACTCGTTCGAGGAGCACGTCCAGTCGCTCGAGATCTACCAGGCCGGGATCCTGTTTTCCGACCCGGCCATCGCCTCGAAGCTCTCCATGGGCGGGCGTTCCGTCGACATGCCCGGCTGGAAGGATCTCGGCAATGATCCGTCCGAGCCGGTCAATGACGATCCGGCCGACTCGATCGAGTTGAAGAAGATCGGCGCCCGCCGCGAGGTCGCCGCCCGCAATGTCCGCGCCCAGGCCTGGGGCATCCCGGACCTGACCTCGATCCTGGCCGGCGACGACCCGCAGAAACTCATTGTCCGCCGCCAGACCGACTACTGGCAGCGCGCCAACAAGCTGACGCTGCTCGGCATCCTGAAAGGCGTGGTGGCCGACAACCTCGCCAATGATGCGGGCGATCTGGTGCGCGTCACCGGCGCCTCGATCGTCGACACCGACATCATCGAGGCTGCCTATCTGATGGGCGACCGTGCCGACAAGTTCAAGACGATCTGGATGCACTCCAAGCAGATGAAGGCACTGAAGCTCGCCGACCTCATCGACTATGTGCCGCCGTCCGAGCAGGGCGGGCCGCTGATCCCCTATTACATGGGGCTGCGTGCTGTCGTCGACGACGACATCCCGGTCGCAACTGGCGTCTACACGGCGTTCATGTTCAAGGACAAGGCGATCCTGTGGAACGAGCTGCCGGTCAATACCGAAGGCGGGCCGCTGGAGTTCGACCGCAAGCCGCGCCAGGGCCATGGCGGCGGCGTCACCGAAATGGTCGGCCGCCGGCATTTTGTCCCGCATGTGCCCGGCACACGCTTCCTCGACGCCTCCTCGGCCGGCGAATTCGCCACCGACGCCGAACTGGCGCTGGCGGCGAACTGGGACCGCACGGCATCGAGCGTCAAGAACATGACGTTCATTGCGCTGAAGACGACCGAAGCCTGATAAGGCCAAGGCGAGGGCGGGGGCGTCAGACTCCCGCCTTTTTGGACGCTCGGTCGGCCAATGTGGCGAATCCCAAATTCACGTGCTGTGCTGCATTAAACTGATACGAGATTTGGATCTGGCCACATTGTTGTTGTTGCACGTTGATGAATCGCCGTCACCAAACGGTTACACAAGAGGACGATGCTGCCTTGTCTTGGCAAGGGGGTAACCATGAAACTGACATACAAGGCAGTTCAGGACGTGCTTCGAAAAGCGGGCATTGTCATAAGCAAAAAGGGCGAACTTCACCGCATAAACTTCTTCAGCGGTCTGGAAAACACCGCCTACTACACGACAAGTCTTCAGGAAGCCCGGGATAGGGGTTTGGCGATGACGAGAGGTGCCGGAACGTTGCAAGCAAGCGCCTCTGCCAAGCCGGCCGAAACAGGGCGGCGGCGGGGCTCGACAAGCGCACGCCTCGGCTGAAGCCGCAGGAATTCAGGCCGCGTTGCGCGGCGATATCGTGAAACTGCGATAGCCACAGTATTATCGGGTGGCGCCCGTCACCAGTTTTCCAGCGGTTGCGCTCCGTCGCGCCCCCCTCTGTCCTGCCGGACATCTCCCCCACAAGGGGGGAGATTGGATGTCGCGTTGGCTTTCGCCAATCGTCCACGTTGAAGAAAAGGCGTTGCTGGTGAAGCTGCCGATCTCCCCCCAAGTGGGGGAGATGTCCGGCAGGACAGAGGGGGGCGCGACGGAATGCGACCTTTCCCCTCCCCACAATCCCACCCCACCCAGAGCGCTTTTTGCCGTGGGGGCACCATGCCTTTTGTTTCACCACTCTTGCTGACGGAGCCTAAAATCATGGCCATCACCCCGCTCGACATCGCCAACATGGCGCTTGGCGTTCTCGACGAGGCGCCGATCGACAGCCTCGATCAGGACGTGAAGGCAGCCCGCCTGCTCAATCTGCATTTCGACCTGGCCCGCGAGGCGGAGCTGACGAAACACGCCTGGGTGTTCGCAATCCTGGCGGCCGCCGTCGCCGGGTCCGATACCGGCAGCGGCGCGGGCACGCTTAACTTTGCCTATGAATTGCCCGTGGACTGCCTGCGGCCTTTGCCGCTGACCCATAATGGCGAGCCGGATGGGGTGCCGATCTCGTGGCGACAGGAGGCCGGGCTGATCTATTGCGACCAGTCGGGGCCGCGCCTCATCCGCTACATCGCCAACCTCACCGATCCGAACGACTGGGACGCAATGTTCACGGAAGTGCTGGTCGCGGCCCTTGCCATCAAGATCGCGCATCCGCTGACCCACAAGGCGGGCATGATCGATATTGCCCGCGGTGCCTATGACCGGGCGCTCGACGCGGCGTTCCTGTCCAACGCCATCCAGCGTGGCGGCAGGTTTTCAACGACGTCGTGGGCGATCCAGCGCGGCGGGTTTGTGCGCTGATGACGACGCTCTATCCGGTCCAGGACACATTCGTTCGTGGCGAGATCTCGCCGCGGCTACACGCCCGCGCGTCGCTCGATCTTTACCGCGCGGCGCTCTCCCGGTGCGAAAACTTCGTCACCTTGCCGCATGGCGGCATCCGCAAGCGCGGCGGGTCGTATTTCGTCGGCGAGGCCAAGGATTCGTCGAAGAAGACGCGCGGCATACCGTTCATCTTCTCGGCAGACCAGGCCTATATGCTGGAGTTCGGCGACCTCTACATCCGCGTCTATGCCTATGGCGCCCGCGTCGGCACGGTGGAAGTGGCGACACCCTATCTCGAAGCCGATCTGTTCGGCCTGCAATTCGTCCAGTCCGCCGACCAGATGTGGATCACCCACGCGGACTACCCGCCGCAGGTTCTCACCCGCACGGCGCACACGACATGGACCCTGGCGGAGTTCGTCTTTCTCGACGGCCCCTATGACGACATCAACACAACCGCGACCACCATGGCCCCCGCCGAGACCGGCGCCGTCCATCCTCTTATGACCCACAATACCGCTGCAGGCGGCACTGCTGCAGACAGCAGCGGCTCCGCCGACGCTTACAAGGTGTTCGACCGGGACAATGGGTCAAACCTTTCGCTCGGCACGACCACCGGCTTCGTGTCCTATGACTTCGCCGGGACCAAGGTTTGTGACGGCTACTGGCTTCGCGCGCAATCCATCGGCGGCACAAGGGCACCGGTCGCCTGGGATTTCCAGGGTTTTGATAGCACCAACTGGATCTCGCTCGACAGCCGGACAGCGGAAACCGTCTGGTCGCGCGGCGAGGTGCGCTTCTACAAATTTCAGAATGAGACGGCCTACCAGTCCTATCGGCTGAACATCACCGGCTCCGAGGACGACAGCAATGTTACGATCGCGGAAATGGGATGGCATGAGGATGGCGATACACAGACGCCATTCGATCTCACGGCGTCCTCGATCGTCGGCATCAATGACGGCACCGGTTTCCAGGCATCAGATGTCGGCCGCGCCATTCGGCTGCTCGGCTCGGATGCCATCTGGCGCTGGGCGCGCATCACGAGCCGCACCAGCGCGACTGTGGTCAAAGTCAGGCTGTATGGGCATGCGCTTCCCAATCTCAGCCCGATCGCGCGCTGGCGTCTCGGCACTTTCGTTCCCGGCAAGTACGTCGAAAGCGGTTCGCTGTACGAGGAGCGGCTGGCCTTCAGCCGGAAATTCTCTGTCTACGCATCCGCAACCGGCGACTTCGACAATTTCGCGCTCGGCGAGGAAGATGACGATGCGCTGGAGTTCGTCCAGGCCGGCGGCGGCCAGGCCAACGATATCACATGGATTGCGGAATCCGATGGGGCTCTGCTGATCGGAACGCTTGGCGGGGTCCGCGCGCTGTCGGGTTCGGGCATCGACGAGGCGTTGACGCCGTCGTCGTTCAAAAACCGTCGGTCCCGCACATTCGGCTGCGCCAAGGTCCGACCGGTGGATGCCGGGCAGTCGTTCCTTTACGTGACGCGCTCCCGCAAATCGATCGCCGAACTGACCCAGAGCGCCACCGGCCGCTTCACGTCGGATGATGTCGGGCAGATTTCCGAGCACATTCCGAAAAAGGGTGTCGTCGAACTGGCGTTCCAGACCGATCCCGATCCGCTGCTGTGGTTCCCGCTGGATAACGGGGAACTTGGCGGCTACACGCACCAGCCTTCGCAGGAAGTCCGCGGCATGCACCGGCATCGCATCGCCGGCACTTTCGCTGGCTCGGACTGGGGCGTCGTTGAGAGCGCCGTGGTGACGCCGGGGCAGGACGGCAATGATGATCTGTGGCTGATCGTCAAGCGGACCATCAACGGCGCCGCCAGGCGCACCATCGAAATCAAGACCGTTCCGTTCGAATATGGCGAGATCACCGACGCGTTCGAAGTCGACTGCGGCCTGACCTACACCGGCGCGGCCGTGGGGATGGTCACAGGCTTGGGTCACCTCGAAGGCGAAACCGTCGACGCTCTGGCGGATGGCAAGGTCTACAAGGGCCTTGTCGTGGCTGCCGGAGCGGTTTCCTTGCCCGGCGGGGCAACGGCGGCCAAATGGCAGGTCGGGCTACCCTATGAGGCCGGCGCCGACACGCTGGAGCTCGATGTCGGCGGCAAGGACGGATCGATCGTCGGGCGGCGAAAGAAGGTCGCCAAGGTCATCCTTTCCCTGTTGGAAACCGACACGACCGGGCTGGAAATCACGTCGTTGATGCGCGGTCGGTGGGAGCCGGTTCGTATCCCCTCGATCGTCTCGCCCGACGGCATGGCCAATCTGTTCACCGGCAATGTCGAGGTGCCGATCGACGATTCTTGGGAAGGTCAGGGGCGGGTGCGAATTCGCCACACCAACCCGACGCCGTGCACCATCCGGGCGTTCACGCCGGTGTTCGATGCCGAGCCGTAGTTGAAACTGCCGATCTCCCCCCTTGAGGGGGAGATGTCGCCGAAGGCGACAGAGGGGGGCGGCACGTCCTGACCCGACCCCTACTGCCTCCATCGCGGGCGAGAACGCCGGTGCTCCACGCGAGACGACCCCCTCTGGCCTGCCGGCCATCTCCCCCTCGAGGGGGGAGAGCACCCGCTCCGCCCTCCCATCACCCTCCAAAAAGGATCCTCCCGTGACCCCAATCCCCGATAACAAGCGCCGCGCCGCCGCCGCGCAAAGTGAAGCCTGCGTCGACATCGCAGCACTTGCCGACGAGATCAGGGCAAACGCCGCTTCCCTCGACGAGCGCTGGCGCATGGCCCAGTGGCTGATAGAACAGCTGCGCCAGCAATTGTTCGACGCCGATGCCTTGCGCCGCGCCGTCGCCACCGCCAACAGCCAGTTCGACGCCGCCGGCGTTGCCGACCTTAAGGTCAACCCGACCGCCATCCGGCGCGCCGCCATAGCCGGGCGGCGAGCCGCAGCACCCGCTCGTCTCGGCGCGGCAGCGATCCAGGCCGACAGGCTGCTTCTGTCCCTCCTCAGCCCCGGCGGCGCGCTCGACCCGCGCCCGGCGCTCGGCGCGCCGGTCGGAGGCATCACAGGCAGATTTTCGCTTCGTGGCCGAGGCCGCGGCTGATCATGTGCACACTTGCCCTTATCGGCACGGCCCTCTCGGTCGGCGGCGCGCTGGTCGAGGGCCAGCAGTCGAAGCAGATGGCCGACTATCAGGCCAAGGCCTATGAACAGCAGGCGCGGGCCGACGCGCAAGCCGCGGCCTTCGAACAGGGCCAGGAGCGCCACAAGCAGGATCTTCTGCAAGCGCAGGCGCGCGCCCAGGCCGGCGCCTCAGGCGTCGGCATGGCAGGCTCGCCGACCGAGGTGCTGGCGGCCAATGCAAGGCAGGGGCAGCTCGACATCAAGGCGATCCAGTACGGCTCGCAGCTGCGCCAGAACAATCTGACCACGCAGGCCGCGATCTCGCGTTTTTCCGGCAAGCAGGCGGCGGCGGCCTCGATCTTCAAGGCCGGCGGCCACCTCGTGTCCGGCCTTTCCGGCATCTACGACCCGAGCAAGGCGGTGACGTTCGGCAAGAGCGCCTTTCCGCCGGCGCCGGGCGGAGGGCTTTACTGATGGCTACCATCCCCCTCCAACTTGCCCAGCGCCGGCTCGACACCGGCAATGTGGTTTCCTATCCCGGTGGCTCACCGGTCGGCGCCGCCATGCAAGACTTTGGCGCCGAGCTCTCGGCTGTCGCCGAGCGGTTCAGGCAACAGAAGCAGCAGCAGGACGCCTTCGACGCCGAGGTCATCGGCCGCGAGTTGAACGGGCAGATCGCCCAAGCCGAAAACGGGGCGATCCAGAATGCGCCGGCCGACGGTCGCGGCCTGCATGACAGCATGTACGGCCAGATCGATCCGCGCACCGACGGCGTCGTCAAGTCCGGCCTGTTCGACAAGATCTTCGACAGCTATGTGCCGAAAGTGCCGGAGAGCGAACGCGCCAACTTCATCAGGAAAAAAGAGGCTTTAAGGCTGGCCGGCTCGGCACGCATGGCCGCACAGCAATATGCGCGCCGCCAGGACTATGAGCAGACCGAATGGTCCAAGGCGCAGGACTCCTACACGAGCGCCATCGCGCAGAGCGACCCGGACGACACCGCAGCGTTCGAGGCGATCAGGCAGAGCGGGTTCGACTTCATCGCCAAGATGGGCAACCCGGTCGCCAGGCAAGCGGCCGAAACTGCCTGGCGCAGCAACACGGCAAAAGCGCTCGCCCAGGCGATGATCGCCAAGGATCCGGGCCGCGCTGTTGAACTGCTTGGCGCCGAGCCCAAGGCCACCGACGGCGCGATCAACGGTGAACCCACCGGCGCTGAAGTCGGCACCAATCTGTCGGCGAAAAATCCGAATTCGCCCACTTCGGGCGATGACCGCCATGCTGATCTCAGGCCCGACGATAGGGTTGCGCTCGCCTGGCAGGCTGGCGCCCCGGTGGCGCAAAACTGATGTCCGCAACCAGGCGGCCGGGCTAGTGGTTCCCGCCTGACACAAGTGTCCGGCTCGGAATTCCCTTTGGCTGCACGCGAAAGGATCGGCCTCGTTGCGCCGACTCAGTCAATCACCGTGGTGAAAAGTTCGAGTACCAATTCCACTCCCACGTTTTGCCTGCATCGGCGGAGAACGCGCGGCTATAAATCAGGGCCTTCGGGTTACGCTTATCCCAGTGGAATTTCACGATAACGTCTTTGCCGGCGACAACCTCACGGCCGAAGAATTCACCTATGTCGCCATCGAACGAGCCTACCTTTCCACTGTCGAGTTTCATTGCGTTGCTGTCGGCCCAGTAGATCGTCCACAGACGCGTCTGCGGGTCGAACAATCGCACAGTGAGACCTTCGAATGGCTTTCCGCCCAACTCCGTATGAAAAATATCGAAGTTACCCAAGCCCAGCAAGATCGGGCGGCATTCCTGGGTCGCGTCAAATTCCTGCCATTCGTCGCTGCCGGCCAGCTGTTCTTTCAATGTACGATTTCTGATGTTCCAGTGGCCTATCAAATAATCGAAATCATTTTTGGACGACGTCTCGCTCGCTGTTATCGCAAGTTTTCCGTCAGATGAAAGTAGAGAGGTCCGCATGTACTTTCCTTTGGATCGACGTCGCGCCAACAGTCCCGTCGCCGCGGACATGACGAGTATCGGTGTTCGATGACTGCGCTTCAGATGCCCGATCGCGGCAACGATTGGATGGAGCGCGTCGTGATGCACGCCCACCGTCATCTCCATCCTGCAAACGCGTAAACCGCAGACCCGTTCCGGCACGATCCACTTCGCATGGCTCTGCCACGCCCGCCGCGAAGTCGCGTTGCTCCGCGCTCCACTCACGCCAGAAATCCGCCAACCACCTGAACGACTTCCCAGCCGGGTACCAAGTGTCAGATTTTGACCGCTAGATTTTCGCGTTACCTGCCCATGTTGCAGTGCCGCCGGCTTTTTCACGGGAAAAACCCAAGGTTCCTGAAATCGCCGCTGGCAATGCACGCAGGTATGTGGTCGTTATCCAGGGCGATAAGAGCGACGGCGGCCTTTCTTACAACACAGGCTTGTGGTTCTGGATTTGAAATTCCCAAGCGCTGATGCGATCATTGGAACGGAAATCCACCTGGCCCGTCCAGGCTTCAGATGAAGGACTGACCCTATCTTGTTGCGCTTAGAGTCTTATCCGATGCTGGCAAGGATCGTTTTTCCAGTCACGTTGGCCGGCGTTCTCCTGCTCACGCTTCTGCCGGCGCGGTTCTTGCCGGATTTCGGCACGGCCGTCACGCTTTACGATGACAAGTTGCATCACGCCATCGCCTTCGCGGTGCTGGCGGCCCTGGGAAGCCTCGGCTGGCCGGAACACAAGGCAAGGCTGGTTGTTGTCCTCGCCTTCACCGGCGCGGCGATCGAGGTTCTTCAGGGCTCGCAACTGATCGGGCGCGATCTGGATGGGTTCGACTGGGTTGCCGACTGCGCCGGCATGGCGTGCGGGCTGACAATCGCCGGCTGGACAAAGAGGCGCGTTGGCAGGCGCGTTGGCGGATTGCCATAGGCCGCATCGGGTTTTTTCTCTCGAGACAACACCGCCGGCCTGATCCGCGCCCGGGGCCGGCCTGAAATCATAGCGCACTTAAAGCCTCGCTTTCGCGGGGCTTTTTTCATGGAGCAAGCCTGATGGCTCGACCTGCAACTGCCGCCGTTCGACTTCTGACCGGCGAACGCGAACCCGTGCGCCTGGCGACCACGGCCAACATTCTCCTTCATGGCCTGCAGGCCATCGACGGCGTGCCGTGCGAGGTTGGCGACCGCGTGCTGGTCAAGCACCAGGCCGACCAGAGACAGAACGGCATCTACACGGTGAGCGAGGGCGAATGGTTCCGCGCCGCCGACGCCCGCACCGCCCGCACCTTGCAGAAGGGGACGACGGTTCATACCCAGGTCGGGTCAGTCAATGCCGGTCGGGTGTTTGAATTTAGCGCCGACGAGCCGGTGGTGGGCAGCGATGCCATCGCCATTGCCCCGTTCGTGCCGCCCGACATTGCGGAGGTGGTCGAGGATGTCGAATCGCTGCGCGATGCAACGCAGGTGCTGAAGGATGCCACCGAGGCCAGTGCCGGCCAGGCAGCCGCCAGCGCTGCCAGCTCTGTCGCCAATGCCGGACAAACCGCCGCCGATGTCGTCACCACCGCGGCCAATCTGGCCAGCGCCCAGGCGGCGCGCGACGCGTCGCTGTATGGCAAGGGCATTTTCCCGACGACGACGGCGGCGATCGGCTTTGGTATCGTCGGCAGCGGTGCGATCACGGCGGGCGCCGGTGGCGCCAACGGCACCTTTGATTTGGCGTTTACCGGCGGCGCCGGTTCGGGTGCCGCCGGCCGCTTCGTTGTCGCTGGCGGCGCCCTGACGCAGATCCTGGTCACGGCGCCCGGCTCCTACACGGTGGCGCCGGCTTTCAGCTTCGCGGCATCGGCGGGATTGGCTGGCGCGGCCGCCGCTGTCGTACTCGGCACGAATGTCGCTGTCGGGCAATATTTCTGGACCGAAGTTTCGAGCGGAGTGCTTGGACTGTACACTGTGGCGGCCGGGCCGGTTGCCGTCGACACGGGCGTTCGTGCTTCGGCGGCGGAAGTCATTGCCTTGATCGGATCGAGGACGGTCGGGCCGGTTGCGATCGCTGGTTCGGTCGGCGGCACGATGGTCTCCAACAGCAGCGTCTATTACTGGCCGGGGTCACTATCGACGGTCGATGAATTTCTGTCGAGTGTGGAACTCGGCTTCGGCGCTGGGTCGGGAACAATTCATATCGTCTTTGCCCACGTCGAGGGCGATGGCACGTTAACTCTGGTCTCTGAACAAACTATCCCTGTCGTTGCCGGCCCGTCCTCCGTCAACTCGGGGCTCTCGATCCTGAAGCCGGCTGGCAGCGTCATGGGTTTACAGCGGACAGGCGCGGGCACCTGGTACTATAGGGCCGGGGCAATTCCGAACGGCGAAAGCGAGTGGTTTACGGCGGCGGTGCCGACCTCGCACACCGCCAAGACCATCGGCTTTACAAACGGCCCGCAATGGAAAGCAACTTTCACGGGTGAAGTCGGCACAAAGGCACGTGCCGCCTACGACACCGCAAACGACCTGGTCGACGTCGTCGGCACTGATCAGGCGGTTGGCTGGCCGAGCCTGGTCAACACCGGCACGAATACCCCGGCGAACTACAGCGTCGTCATGCAAACGCCAGCGCCGGCCGATGGCTACATTACCGAAGTCGACGTTGGGGCAAGCGGTTCTGGCGCGGCCAACATTCACGTTATTCAGTACAATGGCGACCTGACGGTCAACGTGATCAGCACGCATCAGATCACACTAGCCAATGGTGTGACCGAAATTCCCCTCAGCATCCCGATAGCAGCCGGGCAATATCCGGCGATCAGCGGTGGCGGTTACAGGTTTCAGAATAGCGTCAATCCGCAAGGCATTCCCGCATGGATCAAGGCCGCAGCGCTGTCGAACGGCGCGACTGTGGCGTCATCGACCCAGCACCGCTATGAGGTTGCGTTCACGATTAAGACGGGCCTTATTGCCGATGCCGCACGGGCTCTGAGCGGCGACACGCAGAACACCGGCATGAGCCTGCTGGCTGATGCCGACCCAAATGGCGTCGTTGATGCGACTGCGCTCTTTGCTTCGGCCGGGGCCGCTCACCCAAATCCTTATGTGCCGCCCGGCAGCTTCGCATTGACGGCTATGCCTAAGTCGGGTGACGGTTTTTGGGGGCCAGGAAAGCCGTTCGTCGGCGGCAGGAGGTTCTTCGTTCCGGCTCGCCCGTCGCTGTTCAATCTCTATGATGGCTTCCGCGCCAAGATGGCAGAGCATATCGCCAACAACGATGTGCTCTGCTTGATCGCCGACAGCATCGGTCATTGGGCGCTGGCCAGCAATGGCCCCGCGCACTGGTTCAATCGAGTTACCCAATTTGCCAATCTAGGCATTTCCGACGACGAACCGGGCATGACGGCGCTGCGGCCAAGCTCCACCTACACGCCGGCCTTCTATGGCGTTACGACCAGCGGAACCGTCTCGACGGGAACGCGCGGGCCACTCGCCGAAAGCATCATCCTAGCGGATGGCGCGGCGCTGGCGTTCACGGGGGCTTATGAGCAGGTCGACGTCCACTATACCCAGGACGCCGGCCAAGGTTCTCTCGATTTCGCGTTCAATGGAGGCGCGCCTACAAGACCGTCAATGCTGCCGGCGCTCTGGCGCTCGATCAATATTCCGGCCCGTCCCTGACAGGGCAGGCGGCGAGCGGAAACTATACCCTTACGGCCGTAGGCGGACCGGTGGAGATCACTGGGCTTATCCGTCTCGGCATCAAGGCGGCCGGTCCGCGCCTGCGGACGCTGCGCGCTGCGCACGGAAGCTATACGTTCGCATCCTTCAACGCGCCGCGCCTTGCTTCTGCGGTGGCACAATGCGGCTATGCTGGCGGCAAAATTGTGCCGGTCCTCGCCCTGGGCATCAATGACAGCTTTAGCACGCCGCCGGCGACGATTTCGGCCAATATCACGTCGATCATCAACACGCTGGAGGCGGCCGGCGCTCCTCGCATGATGGCCATGCCGCCAACACGGCCATCATCCGCTTGGGATAGCAGCTATACAGGCGGTCGCACCTATGACGCAGCGCTTGGCGCGATACGTCAAAGCTATCGGTCGCGCAATGTGCTGACGGTCCCGATCGACGGGTTCGATTACATCAATTCGGGGGCCTATCAAGAGGGCCTGCACTACAACGACGCCGGCATGGACGCCAATGCCCTTCGGTTCATCGAATACGTCGCGGAAAGGGGATAGACCGATGCCATTCGCAATTCAGCGCAAGGGTAAAGTGATCACCACGCTCGAAGAGGGTGAAGAGTGGGTGGTTGTTGGCAGGAAAATACTGATCACGAAACCCAGCAACCCGACGCATAGTCGCGAAATCACCGTGCCGAGGAACGACGCCGGAGGCCTTGTCGAGGTCTGGCTAGGCGGGGCTTAGTCTTTTCGCTTTATCGATCGAGCGGGATTCCCAACCACAACGGAAAATGGGGCTACGTCTCGCGTTACGACAGAGGCCGCGCCCACAACCGCGCCCTTGCCAATGGTGACGCCTTTGAGGATAGTCACGCCCATTCCGATCCAAGCATTGTCCTCGATCGTCACCGGGGCGATGCCGATATCTGTCCAGTCCTTTTTGCCTCGCCGCCAGTCGGCAACGTCTTTCGCACGCTGTTTCCAATCGAGAGAATGCGAATTGTGGTCGACGATAGTGACATCCCATGAGACCACAACATCGTTGCCGATGGTGATCCGCTGCGCTGCGACAAGGTGGCTTTTCCCGATGAAGCAATCCCGCCCGATTGTGATCTGCGCTTCACGACGATCGAAGGAGAAGCGACAGTGAAGAACGCAATCTTCGCCAAAAGCATGGCGACCTTTGCGGGCAGAACGAACGGCTTGGATGCTCAACTTCGCACCCACGCCGGCATTGATACCGGCCAGACGATATAGGAACGGCGGGACGAATGGCATCAGTGCTCGCCCGGCGGTCTCAACGCCGGCCGATCTTCAATAATGTGCTCTCCATCGACGAGGAAAAGGTGCCGCCAATAGAAGTGAGCGCAGAGATCTTCGAACTTTCCTCTTGCCTCTTCCTCGTCGTCGGTCTGCACCATGGCCATTGGGATTCGTCGGTTATCAATGGCCTGAACCGAAAACCGCAGGTCGGTCTTCTCTCTCGATAAGTCAGTGGTCATCGTCGTCCTCAATTTATCTTGCTTGGGCCCGGCGTCTCAGGCCGCGGGAGCTGCGCCGCAGCATCGACAAATGCAACCAATTCTGCCGTTGGAAGGCCGAAGGCAATCTCCGGCATACCTTCGGCGATCTCGACTATCACGATACAATGTTCAGGCATTTGGCCGGACAAGGCCGCACGAAGGTGCTGCGCCGGGGTGACGGTCTGGGTCTGGTCGTTGCGCCTCCGAGCAGTATCCTGGGAAGCCAAAAGCAACTTGAAAGCCAGGTCACGAATCTGGCTCGACGGGATGCGAGCCCATGCGTTCTCTGTGGGGTTCTGGAGTTCAACCAATACCGCATCGCCGCTTTCCTCCGGCTCGATTAGGCCTATTCCATTGAAGTAATAATCGCGCTTTGGCATCCACCTCTCCGAAATCCATTCACTCCCGCCATTTGCGGCACGCACCTCTGCTTTGCAAGCGTGATCGTGAGGTAGTTCACGCTCTAGTTCGTTTGGCTCGACACGGCCCCTGGCAGCGAGCCAGTGCAGGTAGCATTTCGCCAACCGCAGATACCGAGTGATCTTGTGGGTCGATAATTTCGGCGGCGTTTGGCTGCCGCCTGGCTGGCTTGCGCGTCCAAAAGACACGCCGTAGCCCGCGCCGCCGCGCAGGCGAATGGCGCAAAGACTGCAAAGACTAATGACGGCTGCCTTGCGGCTTGTCGTGAGGCTGGCTGTTCGACCACCAGATAAAATACAGCGAACCTATCTTCATAACCGGCACGCGGCGCTCGCGTTCGCGCACCCGCAATTCGCGATAGACTTTCATCTTCAGGGTGCCGCCCGGCAATTTGATACGCACTGCCATCGGTTCAACTCCCGCCGGCAAGGCAATGATGATGTGCAATGCAGCAATTAGAGAACTTCCCCCGCGGAAGAGTCAACAGCCGATGGTTTTTTGACTCTTCCCGGGAAGGGTTCGAGCGCAGGCGCCCGATGACGGTCAGGGCGTCAACGCGTCACCTGGGATAGGTCAGGATCGTCCGGTGCACCCGGCGGGTTGTTCAAAGGACGCGGCCGGTTCGACCACCAGGTGAAATACAGCGAGCCCATCTTCAGAACCGGTATGCGCCGGCTGCGTTCGCGCCCGCGCAATTCCCGATACACCTTCATCTTCAAGGTGCCGCCCGGCAACTTGATACGAACCGCCATCTCCCCATTGTGCAGCGCAGCAACTAGAGAGCTTCCGTAGCGGAAGAGTCAAGAACTGATCGTTGACTATTTTTGGGACTGTTTCTGAGGCTATCTTCTGGGACTGTTTCCAGAAGGGCCCCGGGCGCAGGCTCGGGATCATCGATTTGGCGGGCGCCCTGACATGCTGCCCGGCCACCAGACGATGAAGTAGTCTCCGACCCGCCAGACCGGGACCTGGCGCTTCTGCTCGCGGCGGCGCAGCTCGTCCTTTTTCTTGATCTTCAGTGTCCCGCCCGGAAGCCTGATCCTTATTGTCACGTGTCCTCCCGCACCCGGTGTCCCTCGGGGCATGAACGGTTCCTGGCAGCAGTTTCATCCCGGCTAAGAGACCGTTTGGAAACTCTACTCTGGCGGCCATCTGATGGCGTTTTCTGCGCTTCCGGCCTTC